TTTCCATTTTCAATATAAAAATACAATTCAAAATGGAAAATTTGGTTGATTTTTCCATTTTCGTCCTAGACATGACGTTAAAAGGTCTTTTTATTATGCCTTGCACGGTGTCACAGTGCTAAATAATAAAGTCTACTGGACGTAAAACGAAAGGAGCTTAAAATATGAGCTTAAAACGAGATATGTTAGTCGAAGCAGGAGTAACTGATAAGGATGCAATCGATAAAATTATGCAAGCGTACGGTGCAGGGTTGGAGAATGCAAGACATCAAGTGAAGTTAGAACTAACTGCAGAGAATGACACATTAAAAGCACAACTTGAATCACAAAAAACTAAACTTGAAGAGTTAACTAAAAGTAATGATGCTAATTCAGAAGTTAAACAGGCTTTAGAGAAATTACAAAATGAATATAATCAATTCAAGGTTGATAGTGATAATAAGTTGGCACAACTAAATAAAACAAATGCTATTGCTTTGGCACTAAAAGATGTTAAAGCACATGATAGCGATGTTCTAATGAAACTTATCGATGTAGATAAGATTGAGTTAGGAGATGACGGGAAACCTAAACTTGATGAGGTGGTTAATTCATTAAAAGAAAGCAAGCCTTTCTTATTTGAACAGGAACAACAACCAACTACACCACAAATCACAGTTGGTGGCAACCCTAACGGAAACGGAACAGCAAGTGTTGACCCGTTCCAAGCAATTATAGACCAATATACACAGTAAAGAAAGGAATTTAAAATATGTCAACAAACAATAATAATTTACCAGTAAGAGTATATACACCGCAATATACTAAGGTGTTATCTACAATTTTTGGTGTACAAAAAGCATTTGCAGGAGCGTTAGCACCTATTCAAACGTTAGATGGAGTTCAATATAATTCTAAGGCTTTTATGGTTAAAACTAATAATACGCCTGTAGTAGTAGGGACTTACAATGCTGATTCAACAAAAGTATTCGGAGCAGGAACAGGATTAGGAAGTCGTTTCGGTGAATTAAAAGAAGTGGTCTACCAAGACACAGAAGTAGGTTATGACTACACACTAGCAATTCATGAGGGACTTGACCGTTACACCGTTAATAATGATTTAAACGCAGCTGTAGCAGACCGTTTAAGATTACACTCAGAAGCACAAACTAGAGAAATTAATAAAAGAATCGGAAAATTCTTATCAACAAATGCAGGAGAATCAAAAGAGCTTGCTAAACTTGATGAAACTAATATTCAGAAACTATTTAACCAAGTTAATGCTTACGTGACTAACACTGAAATCAACGCACCAATTAAATGTTATGTAAGAGCTCAAGTTTATAATGCTATTATTGACATGGCTTCAACAAACAAATCAAAAGGTTCAAATATAAATTTAGATTCTAACGGTTTATTAAAATATAAAAACATTGAATTAATTGTAGTACCTGAACAATACTTTGAAAATAATGTTGTTGCGATCTTCTCTCCAGATGGAATTGTTATTCCATTCATCGGAATTGAAACTGCTAGAACAGTAGAAGCTGAAGATTTTGACGGTGTTAAACTTCAAGCTGCTGCAAAAGGTGGTACATTCGTTCTTGATGACAACAAGAAAGCAATCATTAAAGTTACAAGCACTACACCTTTAGCATAATAGGAGGAAATAACGATGGTTAAATACTTAGTAAATGTAGATTTCACAGATAAAGATACTTATGAACAAGTAGAGAAAGGCACAGAACTGGATATCACAGAAAAACGTGCTGAAGACATTTTAAAATCACTAGGTGAAGGAGCTTTAACTAACCTAGAAAAAGTGAAAGAGGAAGTTAAGGAGGAATCTCCAGCCCCTACTCCAGTAGAAGAGAAAAAAGAAGCTAAAGAGGTTGAATAATTCAACCTCTTTTTAGGAGGTTAAAAAATGAGTTATTTAACTTTAGAAGAATATAAAGAACTAGGATTTGCAGAGATCGAGGAATTTTCAGAATTAAAACTAAAGGCAGAAATGGCTGTAGATTTATATACTAACTACTTTTATCAAAATAATAGTTTAGAAGATGATTTTCCACCACGTAAGAAAGCTGTGAAGCTTGCTATTGCTAATCAAATACGCTACTTAAATGAAACTGGAATACTTACTGCTGAAGATAAACATTCATTAGGTAGTTTGAGTATTGGAAGAACTACTGTTAATTATGGCAGTAGTGGAAGTAGTCCAGCTAAAATTGAAGCTAGTAAGTATAATTTAGCGTTAGATACTATGAACTTACTTAAAAGCGTAGGTTTTGGCTCAAGAGGAATACTCTATGATAGATAAAAGACTTTTAACAGATTCTGTGTCAGTTAGTTTAATTGGAGAAAAAGATAAGTGGGGTAAATTCACTTATCAAGAACCTTTTGAACTACATAATGTGAGATTTGATAGGAGTTCGATTGATAAGTCTACAAATACTCAAAATCTAACGAATATTACAAGAAACAGATCAGGAACAATATTTATTTATCCTAAATTTGCTAATGTAGTAGTTGATAATAGTTGGCTTCAAGCTAACATTACTGATGAACATGGTGAATATAAGGTAATCAGTTTTGAAACTAACTACTTAGGTAGAAAGGTATTTTCTTACGAAATAACGGTGATTTAGATGTCGATGAAAGTAACCTATGACTTATCTCCTATGGAGAAAAAATTCGGCCCAGGAAATGTTAGAAAATGTCGTCAGATAGTGGCTAATCAGATACTGTTAGATAGTGAACATTATGTTCCTAAAGATGATGGAGGACACCTTAGAGCAAGTGGATCTGTAGGATTAGATGGAAGTGCTGTTTATTGGAATACAGTATATGCTAGAGCTCAATTTTATGGAGATAACGGAATAGTGACTTTTAGGAAATACACTACTCCAGGAACTGGTAAAAAATGGTCTGAAAAAGCATCTAAGGATAACATGAAAAACTGGGAAGAAGTAGCTAAGAAAGGATTAGGAATAAGATGATTAACAACATTGATTTTCAAGAAGTACTTTGTGATTTTGTAAATTCGTTAAATTTGCCACTTGAAGCAAGATTAGATTATTTCACTGAAAAGGATGATTTAGTAATTAATTTAATATCAGGCGGTCGAGTGGAACAATTATTCATGGATAGCACACAGGAAATAAGTTTGCCTTTTGAAATAGCTGTTAAAAGCTTAGAAAATCAAAAGGCTAATGCTATTATGTGGACTATTCATTCAGCATTATCTGAATTTAATTTGCAATTACCTAGTGCAAATAACACTTATCGCTTCTTAGGGCTAGAGGTTGGAAAACCTGCAGTCAATGGACGTGATGAGCAAGATTATTTTATCTATACTTTACGTATAGTAGCAAAATTAGAAATAGAAGGAGAATTAATTAATGGCTAGACAAAAGAACGCATTAAGAAAACATTTTGTAGCACCTTTCAACAAAGAAAGTGCCACAACAGCACCAACGAAAGAACAGTACAAACTGTTAGCTAAATATATTAAAACAGTAAACGATGAAACAGATGAAGATACTGACGATGTAGCATGGTACGATGGAGATGGTACACCAGAAGAAACGGTAAAATCAGTTAAAGCTGGTTTCTCATTTGAGGGGAACTATGATGTAGAAGACGCAGCACAAAAACTAATCGCTGACCTTAGATATAAGGTTGGAGATGATAGAAAAGTATGGTTCAAAGTGGTATCTTCAGACGGTAAGACAGCGTGGGAAGCAGTAGCAATTGTTTCTAAGATTAAAGCTGGAGACGGTGACGCAAGCGACTTTGAAAACTTTGAATGTACGATTAAATGGACAACATTGCCAAAACAAACAGCGGTAGCATAATTTAGGAGGATTTAAGCATGGTAGTAATTAAGAAATTTGAAAATGTAATTCCAGTTGATTTTGGAGAATTTGAATTAAAGTTTGTAACTAGTGATGAAAATATTTTAAAACTAGCAAACGTAGAAGAAAAAGCAGGTAAGGTTAAAGATAAGCTTGGAGAACTAAAAGGAACAACAGAAGATATTAAATTAATCTATGATTTAGCTAAAGAATTATGGGTTGAGCTATTCGATGAAGAAACTTTTGAGAAAGTTTATAATCTTTATAACAAATCTTGTATGCCAACGTTACTAGCGGTATTTCAAACGCTATTTGGGATAACTCAAGAATTAGGAAACAGTTATTCTCCAGATAAGCTGATTAAGTATCTAAATATCAACCATGCTTAATTTAGCTTATAAATTAGAAGATGAATTAATCGTTGGTAGTGAAGTTTATAAGCTTAATCTTAGCTTTGATAATGTAATTAGGTTGTTTGATATGCTTAATTCTAGTGATCTTGAAGATTATCAGAAACCACACTTTGCCCTATTAATGTTAACGGGTGAATCATTTGAGAAATACTCAATAGAGGACGTAGTTTTATTTTTAGATGAAGTTATAAAAGAGCATATCAAGAATGAGGAATTTAATTCAGTAGAATATGATTTAGCAGGCAACCCTATGCCAGTTAAGGAAATAGAAGAAGAACAGGAGCAATTATATAGTTTGAAATATGACTCAGACTATATTTTTGCTTCTTTTTTACAAGCATACAATATTGATTTAATAGAAATGCAAGGAAAATTGCATTGGAGAAAGTTTAATGCCTTATTAAATGGACTTCCAGATAATACTAAATTTATGGAAGTTGTAAAGATTAGGGGTTATAAACCATCAAAACATGATAGTCCTGAATATAAGGAAAGCATGAGAAAACTACAACGTCAATATGAACTTCCTATCAATGATTAGTTTAAAAGAAAGGAGGTTAATATATGGCAGAGGGAAAAGTTAAAATAGATGTTGACTTGAACGAGAAAGGCGCCACCTCTGGTATCGGACGGTTAAAAAGTGCTTTGAACGGCCTTGAAAGTGCTGGAACTAAGGCAGGTTCAGTCTTTAAAAGTGTGTTAGGAGCAAATCTAGTAAGTGCTGGTATAAGTGCAGGTATTAGTGGTATTTCTAACGGTATTCGAGGAATGGTAACTGAATTAAACAGTTCAGCGAAAGCCTGGAAAACTTTTGAAGGCAACATGTCAATGATTGGTAAGTCTAAGGAAGAAATCGCACAAGCTAAGGGTGTTATGCAAGATTACGCCACCAAGACTATTTACAGCGCGTCAGATATGGCACAAACCTATTCGCAGTTAGCAGCAGTAGGAATTAAGGAAACTGACAAATTAGTAACTGGTTTTGGTGGTTTAGCAGCTGCGGCAGAAAATCCAAAACAAGCCATGAAGACACTATCTCAACAAGCTACTCAGATGGCGGCGAAGCCAAAAGTAGCGTGGCAAGACTTTAAATTGATGATGGAGCAAACCCCAGCAGGTATGGCAGCAATTGCCAAGGAAATGGGAATGTCACTTGATGAACTTGTTAAGGGAGTTCAAGATGGAAAAATCAAAACAGAAGATTTTTTCAACGCTATTAAGAAAGTTGGTAACAATGACAGCTTTTCTAAAATGGCAACTGAATTTAAAACTATAGATCAAGCTATTGATGGAGCAAAAGAAAGTTTAGCTAATAAACTTCAGCCAGCGTTTGAGAAAGTGAATAAGTTCGGAATTAAAGCTATTTCAGGTATTGCAGACGCATTAGACAAAGTAGACTTTGGAAACTTTGCTGAAAAGTTAGGTAGTTTCTTAGAAAGTATTGATATTGATGGAGTAGTTAATGGAATAGCTACTTCAATTAAGAATGTTGTTACAGTAGCTAAGGAACTATGGCAGGGGTTAAATGATAGCGGAGCGATAAGTGCCGTTTTAAGTGCTTTTAAAAACATTCAAAAGGCAGTAACTAAGCTTGTTACAGCTTTGTCAAATAGTGGGGCAATTAGCACCTTTGCACATGCTTTAGGTTTAGTTGTTAATGTGGTAGCTAAAGTGATTAGTGGTTTTGCTAAATTAATAGCTTCACTTCCACCAAGTGTAATTAGTGCCATTGCTTACTCATTGTTAGGAATCGTTGGTTCACTCAAAGCTATCAAGTTAGCAACTAAAGGACTTGATTTAATTAAGGGGTTAAACCCGTTTAAATTATTCAAGAAAAACGCTACTGAATCGTTAGATGAAGTAACGAAAAAAACTAAAGAAACTAAAAGTACTGTATCTCAAATAATAGAGAGTTTAGGAAAGGTGCTAGAATCAGCAGGTAAAGGAATAAGTACTGCAGCTAAGGGAATTGGTGAGGGTATCAAAACAGCATTGAGCGGTGTTCCGTCCGTTCTTACTGCTTTAGGTACTGGAATTTCAACTGCTGCAAAAGGAATAGGAACTGGACTTGCTATTGCTTTTAAAGGATTAGGAAGTGCCATTGCAATGGTTCCTCCACCAACGTGGCTTGCATTGGGTGCCGCTATTCTTATGGTGTGTGCTGGACTTGCACTTTTAGGAACTCAAGGTGATGGAGTTGCTAAGGTATTTCAAGCCTTAGGAAGTGCCGTTTCACAAGTTATTCTTGCATTAGGGACTGGCTTATCAGCCGTTTTAGTTTCATTAGGTAGCGTTATTCAATCGGTTGGAACGGCTATTCAAAGCGTTGGTAATGGAATTAGGTTAGTATTCGAGGGAATCGGAACGGTTATTCAATCTGTAGGTACTGCCATTAAGTCGGTGCTTGAGGGGTTAGGTTCAGCATTTACTGGTTTTGGAAATGGAGTAAGACTGGCTCTTGAGGGAGTTGGGACTGTAATTACTTCGGTTGGTACTGCTATTCAATCAGCCTTACAAGGTGTTGCAAGTATTATTGATTCAGTTGGTAATGCTATTAAGTCAGCTCTTGAGGGTGTAGGTTCCGTGATTGAATCTGTAGGTAATTCAATAAAATCAGTTTTAGAGGGTGTTGGAACTGCCTTTGAGAAATTCGGTAACGCAGTTAAAACTGTGTGTGATGGAATTAAAGAAGTTATTGATTCAATCGGTAATTCAATAAGAACAGTACTTGATGGAGTAGCAAACGTAATTAAAAGCATAGGAGAATCAGCAGAAAAAGCAGGTAACGGATTCAGATTATTTGCTGAGGGTGTTAAAACTCTTGTTGATTTAAGCTTAGGAGATTTAGTTGCTACATTAACAGCAACGGCAACTGGAGTAGGTGCAATAACGGCTCATGCTGGAGAAATGACAACGGCTGGAGCTGGTATGCAAACAATGGCAAGTGGATTATCAATGTTAGGTCAAGCAGCAACTTCTGTTCAAGGAGCATTTACTGCCTTACCAACATTAATAATAAGCTTAACTACTTCATTAAATGCCTTACCACCTATCTTGATTACAACTTCAACAGCCGTTCAATTATTCAGTACTAATATAACAACTTCACTAGCTGGACTTATGACTGCCAGCGGTTCAATTAGTGCTTTCAATACTCAAATAACAAGTATTGGAACAGCAGTAAGTTCTGTTACTGTATCAATTGGTGCATTCGGTGTTGTTCTTTCATCACTAGCAGTAAGTTTTGGAACAACTTCAGCTTCAATTGGAGCGTTAACTGGTGTAGTTAGTGGTTTAACTGGTGCATTATCACAAGTAGGAAGTACAGCCACTAGCGTAGCAGGTCAAATTAATCAGATAGGTACTTCGATTTCAGCAGTTGGAGCAACAGTATCTGGTATGGTCGCAAGCATTAGTGGAGCAATGAACGGGTTAGCTGGTGCCATTTCTTCAGCTATGAATAGTGCCTTAGGATCTATTCAAAGCACATGCCAACAATTTGTATCTACACTTCAACAAACAGCCTCACAAATGGCACAAGAGGGACGTAGAGCAGGTGATGAAGCTGGAAGAAATATTGCTGACGGGTTAAGAAGTAACGAGGGTAACGTTCGTTCAGCTATGGAAAGTATCAAAAATACTGTTCAAAGCGTAGGTCAAAGCATAGTGCCAGTTGCTTACAATGTGGGAGCACAGGTAAGTAATGGTGTTGCTCAAGGTATGTATTCAGCTTTAGGAGCGGTTACTGCTGCAGCTAATGCAATTATTAACGAAGTTGATAGAGCGTTAAGAGCCAAGGCTCAAATCCACTCACCATCAAGACTTACACAAAAAAGAACAGGTCACCACTTAACAAGTGGGGTTGCTACAGGTATGGTTAAGAATATGCCAGCATTAGATAAAGCGTTCGACGTTTATCAACGTGCAATTGACAAATTCAAACCTAACTTTGTGCCTGAGAACATGTTAAGTTTTAAAGGTGTACCATCATTTGCAACAGCAGGTGGAAGTAGTAACAACGTTACTAACAACAAAACAAGCAACTTTGGAGCGTTGCTACACATAGAGAATTTAAGTACAAATTCTGAAGAAGATGTTCGTAAACTATACGAACAAATAAAATTCTTAATTAAGGAGGAGAAAGACAGATTATGATAACTAAATATATCCTTTACAATCAACTAAATACAAAAGAATTAGGATTAAGATTAGTAGATGAAATAGAACTGGAATCTTCTTCTCAAACTGTAGATTTAGTTGAAATAGACGGTGTGAACGGCGCTAAAATTAAAGATAATAAACGGTTGAAAGTAGTTGAGCGTACTTTCCCGTTTAAAATATACGATGAAAAAGCTGATATCCAAAACATAATTAATAAATTAAATGACTATCTAATCAACATAAAGCCAAAATGGTATGATTTTGGCTTAAGTTGGGATAGTGAGTATCTTTATAAAGCGTACTTTTATGAAACATTTAAAATTGAGGGAACATTAACAAGTAAGAAAAAATGTATCTTAAATTTTAAATTGCACCCTATTAAATATCTAAAAACAGGACTTAATAAGATAACAGTTTCTAATGGTCAAGTATTGAGAAACCCAGAACGTAGAAAAGCCAATCCACTTATTAAATTAAGAGGAACAGGAGATATTAATTTGAATATTAATTCTCAAATATTTAGGTTAAAAGGAGTTAGTGGACACATTGTAATTGACTGTGAAACGCAATCCGCTCATTGGGACAACAAGGAACCGCAGTATGATAAAGTGTTCACTTATCCATTTCCACACCTTGAAATAGGAGATAACAGAATCTCATGGGATAACAACTCATTTGTTGTTGAAATAACCCCAAGATGGGAGGCGCTAGTTTAATGGCTTATCCTATTTTATATAAAGCAAATGAAACTAATTTTGAACATTTGGGAGTGTCGGTTTTATCTGACGCTTCTAAATGTTACGTTTCAAGAGAAAAAAACGGTATATATATTCTTGAATTTGATTATCCAGTCAATGGTAAAGATGTTGATAAAATCAAAGAGGGAATGTATATCAAAAGTGACGCAGGTTACAGAACGAAAAATCAACGGTTTGTAATTTCAAAAATCACTAAAACACAAAATGAATTTAAAATTTACTGCCAACATATTTCACAAGTTAAAACTACTATGAACGCCATCAGACCAGATATAACAGTTACTAGCGTTAGTGCTATGGGTGCATTAAGGGCGTGGCGTGATAACTTGTTAGATAGTAGTGAGGAGTTCTTCGTGCAATCAGATATTAGCACGTTAAATTCGACTACATGGAAAGTTGAAAACATTGAGAACGCCCGTGACGCTTTAGGAGGTAAAGCAGGTTCAATACTCGATGTTTGGGGCGGTGAATATGAGTTTGATAACTTAAATATTACACTTCATAAAAGCATGGGAATTGATAACCCAACCATCATCGCTTATGGTAAAAACTTGTTAGACTTAGAACAAGAACAATCAATACTTGAAACTTACACTTCGGTTTTCCCCTTTAAAAAATATACTGATGATAACAACAGGGAGCAATTAATAACATTGCCAGAAATACTCCTTGACAGCACACACTTAAATAAATTCACGCACAGAAGAATTTTAAAAGTTGATTTTTCAAGCGATGAAAATTTAAAAACAGTAGAGCAGTTAAGAAGTAAAGCTAAAAGTTACATTAAAAGTAATAATGTAGGTGTACCGAAAACTAACTTAAAGATCAACTACCAAGACTTATCAAAAGTTGAGGGAGTGTTTGATAACCCAGCACTTGAACAGATAGATTTATGCGACAGATTAAAAGTTTATTACAACGAGTTGGGAATATTAAATGAGAACGCGAAAGTAGTTAAGGTAATTTGGGATGTTATCCTTGAAGAAAATCACGAGATAGAAGTAGGAGATAGTAGAAGTAGCTTTACAGATAGTACTTCAGCTAAATTAGAATCACTACAGGTTCAAAACGATTCAGTACTTGCCAGAATAAATGCTTTAGTTGCTGAACAAGAAGCAGCTTTCGATAGGTTTTTTAAAGAAAAATCAAAAGTAATCGAAGATAGAGTAAAAGGTGGATATGAGAAAGCCTTATTAAGTAGTGAAGAAAAAATCCGAAAAATGGGTGAAGCATTTGACGAAAAAGTCAACCAGTTTAGAAATCAAGTATCAACAACTGTTGAAGACTATAACAGGCAATTCCAAGCTACTAATTTGGAAATAAGCAAAAACAGAGTTGAAGCAACTAAGCAAATACAAGCCTTAACAGATAGAGTTAACAACATTCAAGATATTTCTAATAATGAAACAGTTAGAGAACTTAGAGGACTTGTTAACGGTGCTACAAGCAAGGTTACAGAACTGCAAGATAGCATAACAAGAGAATTTACAGCCGTTAAAAAGAAAAATGAAGATGGATTGAACGCTGTTAAGGCAGAGTTTACTAAAGGAGTAAACGGCTTAACAAGTAAGATTAGTTCTTTAGAAGATTATAAAAATCAAGATGGCACACGAACTGAAAGTTTAAAACAATGGGTTCAAAGAGATACAGCTAATCAATTAAGCCGTGAAAGAACTGAAATCAATAAAATAATTGATAATAAAGGTTTTGTTAAGAACACAGAGTTTAGTAGTAAGTTTACAGAGAGTGCTAGAGGTATCACCAACCAATTAACCGCCTTAGAAAACTATAAAAATCAAGACGGAGTAAGAGTTGCTAACATGCAAATTTGGGCACAAAATAACACAGCTAACCAACTTACTGCTGCAAGACGTAGTATTGAAAGTTGGGTTAACGAGAAAGGTTATGTAACAACCTCTGTAGTTGAAAATAAAGTGCAAGAAACAGCTAATAGTTTTAGTCGTGAGATTAGTAATGTAAAAGAAGTGATAAAAGATAAAGTTTTGAGTAATGATAATTTATTATTAGGTACTAAAGAATTTATCTCTAAACATTTTGCTCCAGCTGCACCATGGCAAAGACCGTTAGTGTGGGAAAATGAAACAGAACGATACAACGATTTTGCGGTAAAATCTACAATTTACCATTTTAACGGTTTATGGCAAGATGTAGCAGTGGAAAAAGGGAAAACATACGAATATGGTTTTTTCGTTAAAGGAAGTAGGTATACTAATAAAATAATATTTAGTCCTGGATGGGCAAGTAATGATGCCAAAAGACCATTAGCTGAATATAACGTAGGTAATACAGAATTTACATTGACAACGAATTGGAAATTTCACTCTTTCCGTTTTACTGTAACTTCAAGTGGCTGGTCACAATGTAGAGTAGAGAAAACGGAAGAAAACAATGGAATTAAACTTTCAGTTTGCGGACTTTATCTTAGAGAAGTTAAAAACAATGAAACTAGTCCGTTAGGTTGGAAACCAGCTTTTGAAGATGAACAATTAAGTATTAATGAATTAAATACGTGGAAACAAACAGCTACAGGAACGTTAAACACAGTCACTAGCACGTTGAACGATACTGTAAGGCACTCACAACTAAGAGTTGGTGCTGATAAGATTGACTTTGGTTCAAATAAAGTATTTGATGGAAGAAACCTTGCAAGTATGCTTTCTGTTAGTCCAGAAAGTATTCAAGCCATTTCTGATAGGGTGATTATTACTCCAAGTAATGAGAATTTAGTAGATGTTCAATCACGAGAAAGTGTTAGTTTTTCAAGTCGTGATCTTTGGATAACTTCAGAAATTACTTCAGATAAGTTAAATAATGGAGACCAGTTTTTTATTGAAGGAATAGGAACATGGAGTGGAACGTTAAGATACGACTTGAATTTTATTATTGCTATTAAATTCAAGTCTGGGAATTGGACGTGGATTACTTCAAGATTGAAAGCACGTGGTGAATATTCTAACTCTATAATTCCACTTAAGGCAACCTTAACAGTTAATGGATTAAACGAAGAAGTGGCAATGTATAGATTAGGACTTCAACAACCAGAATGGAGTAATTTCACAAATATTACTTTTAAAAATGCTAAAATCTACAAGAAAAAATCAGCGGAACTTATTGTTGATGGTTCAATTGAGGGTCGACAGATTAAAACTGAAACCTTAGAAACTGGACACCACAAAGCAGGAAGTATCACTTCAGAAATTATTGCTGCTAATGCTGTTAGAGCTAAGCATATATTGATAGATGATGGGTTGATAAATAATCTAGTAACGCATAATGCTTTCATTTCTAAACTTTGGGCGCAGGACGCTTTTATCAGAAGTTTAAAAACTGTTAAAATTTCAACAACTCAACTAGATACTGACTGGCTTTCAGCTTATACAGGAGATATTGGAGGATTCAGAATTGGTAAGAACCCGAACCAACCTGGAGACTTTTGGCTTACAGGGTCAAATAACTTCAACTGTGGATTAAACCCAGGACACAACATTGGGACACGTGGTGCTCAAATTTGGGCAGCATGGGGGTATAATTGGAATCAAGCAGGACCGAATGCATGGTGGGTTGATGGACAAGGTAGAATGAATTGTAAAAGTTCAGCTACATTTTATGGTGGATTACATGTGTATAATGCCAGACTTGATACTCACGGTCAAGATATTCAAGGTGATGCAAATAGTGCTGGTGCAAAAACTACCGTTATTTGGTGGTCGCAAATCAACAGGGTTAAAAGTTCAGTATCGGATAAACGATTCAAAACTAACATCAAACCAACTAAAGTTAAGGCAGTAGATTTACTTAATAAAATTGAAATGGTTGAGTTTAACTGGAAAAAAGATAACAAATTCGAAAAAATCGGAGCAATAGCTCAACAAGTTCAATCAGTAGAAGAAAGCCTTGTTGTTAAGGATATGGATTCTAAACAATCACACAGTGATTATTTAAGAATTAGTTACTATGACGCTATACCTTACCTTATTAAGGCAGTACAAGAACTGTCAGAAGAAAATAACAAATTAAAAAACAAATTGGAGGAATTAATCAATGGATAATCAATTACAACCAATAGACTTAATCGCACAAGAATTAAGTGAAAAAACAATGCAATTAGCTCATTATAAAGTAGCTTACAATAACTTAACTAATGAGCTAGAAGCTAAAGAGAAAGAACTTAAAGAATTAAAAGAAACTAAAGTAGAAGAACCAAAACACGAGGAGGTAGAATAATATGGCACTAGAAATATCAGTTAAACAACCTAACCCAACCGCTGGTGGTTATAAAAGCGTAAATGTTTATTTCAATATGAATACAGGTGGAATTTATTTCAACGGTAATATTGAATTACCAGGGAAATTTGCAACTGCTAGTGACGCAGAGACACTAGAAGAAATTAGAAAACAAATTGCCGTTCAGATGTACACAGGAGAAGCAACTCCAGCACTTGTTGCAGAGTATGCTAACCTGAATAAACAAATAGGAATTTTAGCAGGGAATAAAGAAGACGTTACAGAACGTGAGAAAGCATTAACTAAACTATTCGCTAAGGTGAATAAAGGTAATGATAAAGTACTGATGACGTTACTTTTAGACGTGTTAGACCCTAAGACAATCACAACAAATAAAGATAAAATTATCAATGCTTTTGATTCTTATGAAGTTAACACGGATTATTCAGTGGGAGATAAGTTTAAATTTGATGGCAAATTATACGAAGTTATCGCAGAACACACAAGCGTTGTTGAGTGGGTGCCAAGTGCTGAACCAACTAAGTATAAAGAAATCACTTTTGAGCGCACTGAAAATAAAGAACAGTTAGAAGATGATAACAACAGATATATAACTAAATTACAGTTAGATGACGCATTAACTAAAGTAGTGCAAACAATCATGGAACAATTATCACAAGACGAAGGAGAAGAAGAACATGACAATAACGGAGAAAGTAGCAACACTATATCACACAGCGAGGGGGTTAATTAAGATGAAATTTAGTTTTAAACGTGCAAAATTTAAACAAGATGATTATTTAGTGCAAACTCATATGAGAATGGTTATTACGGAAGTTGAAACTTTAGAGCAAGTACCTAATTTTGGAAACTTACGTGAGATGGTTAGGTTAGCAGTTGAGGAGTTTAAACGAAAAGAAGCTGAATTAAAAGCAATTGAGGAAGCACCAAAAGAAGTTGCACCAGAAGTACCAAAAGAAGCCGTTGTAACTGCTCCAGTAAGTGAACAACCTAAAGTGGAAGAAGCTCCAAAAGAGGTAGTCACTCCAACACCAACAGTAAGTGAAACACCAAAAGATAATACTGAATCAGAAAGAAAAGAAGAGCATGTAGAATAACATGTTCTTCTTTTAGAGGTAGTCTAAATGACAAACTATATTTTGCAATTCATATTGCAACTTTTTACAGTTGCTATCATTCCATTAGTTAAGATATGGTTTGACAACAGCAACAAACAAATAGCAGAGCAATTTGAAAATTTAAGTAAGGAAGTAAAAAGTACGCAAGATAGAACAGAAAAGCAACTTGATAGAGTAAGTATGGAAGTAAAGAATACACAAGATAAAGTGGATGAAGTAACTCAAATCGGACTGCAGAACAGAGATTCCAATAAAAGTATTATGTCGTATAGATTACATACGGAATTTAGTGAAGCGATAGAGCGTGGATTTACAACAAGCGAAGATTTATCAGAATTGAGTGGCTTGTATAAAAGCTACGCAGAAATCGGTGGTAATGGTAAGATAGAAACCTTATTTAACAGATTCAAAACATTACCAATAAAAAATAGGAGGATAAACAAATGGAACAATTAGAATTTTTAAAGCCAGCATTAGTATTTTTAATAGTAACATTACTTGGGATGTTAGGTAAGTTTTTGAAAGAGTCAAAATTCTTTCCTAATGAAATGATACCTAACTTTCTAGGAGTGTTAGGAGGACTGATAGGAATTATCCTATTTAAAGATGCAACAGCGATAACGCTTGGAGTTGGTGCAGTTGGTGTGCATCAAATTTACAAACAAACTGTAGGAAATAATACAACAAATAACACGGAGGATAAAACGGATGGTAGTATTTAGTGAAGCACTAAAATTTTTAAAAGACGGAATCAACCAACCACATGACTTTGATGGAGTATATGGGGCGCAATGTGTTGATGAAGTCAACCGTTATTTATATAAATTTTGGAAAATCAAGTTACCAGGAAATGCAATTGATTTACTAGACAGCGCCAAAAGGCAGGGAATGACGGTAATATATGACGCTCCAGGGGTTAACCCTAAGGCTGGAGATGTATTCGTTATGAGTGTGCCAACACACCCATACGGTCACACGGGAGTAGTTTTAGAAGATAGTGACGGTTATACAATTAAGACTGTAGAACAAAATATAGATGGCAATGCTGACGCATTAACGGTTGGTGGTCCAGCACGATTAAACGAGCGTGATTTTACAGGTATAATCGGATGGATTAGACCAGAATTTGAAACTGAAAATTCAAACGGTTCATATACAGAAGATATAACCTATTTAAGACAAACCCCACAAGTAGGGGTGGCACCTTATCGACAAATTCACGCACATTCAACTGGAAACCCAACAAGTAAAGCTAGTGGTGAAGCTACTTACATGAGAAATAAAGATCTAAATAGTGGCTTCTATACTCACGTAGTTGGTAATGGTAAAGTATATCAAACAGCATACGTAGGTCAAGGAGCATGGGACGTTGGCGGAGGTTGGAACAATGAAACATTCGCAGCAGTCGAACTTATAGAAAGCCATCAGACTTATGAAGAATTTAGAGCGGATTATGAGATTTATATTCAGTTACTAAGAGATTTAGCAAATCAAGCTGGAATACCTATCACGGTTGATACTGATAGTTTAGAGGGAATTAAAACGCACTATTATTGCACAAATAATCAACCTAACAACTTTTCAGACCACATAGACCCTTACCCTTATTTAGCAAAATGGGGAATTACTAAAGAACAGTTTAAGAAAGATGTAGAAACTGGAACAGTAAGCAACAAGCCAGCAGTTGTTGAAATAAATGTGTTAGACACTAACACGAACCTTGAAAATAGAGAACAACCTTATTATAGAGGTTATATGAATACTGATTATTATGTAGAAAGCGAACCGAACGCAAACAGCAAAGATAAAGAATTTCTACCGAAAGGTACTGAAGTTTATATTTATGAGAAGAAAAACGGCTGGAGTAGAATTGGTTCAAACTCTAGTAATCAATGGATAGAAGATGAATATTTAGTAGAAGCTAGTGTATTCTAGATTGATTTTAAAATCAGTTTGTGATAAAATATATACGTCCTTTCAACCTACAAATACAAAGGATAAAAACACTTACAATGCCCTCACTTTTTGTGGGGGCTATTTTTTTTATGCATTTTTTTAAAAAGTTTTAAAATATATATTGACTATATATCGATTAAGTGATATACTGTTAATATAAGTTGGCAGAGGAACAGAAAGGAGAAAAAAATGGAAGGTATGACAGATAAACAATTTACTGAATACAAAGAAACTCTTCTAAAGTTTGTGCTAGAAAAATTAGAGAATAGCAAAACATTAGAAGAAGCTAAAGAAAAAATAGAAGCTCTAATCAAAGACTAGAACTTCTAAAAAAACGTAAGGTAACCAAGGTGAAGTCCTAAGCCACTTCACCTCGCTACTAAGATAATAATAACATAAAAATGGCTTAAATTCAATAAAAAAGAAGGTTAGTATATGGTTGACAAACTAATTAAAGAAATAGAAGAACTTTTAAATAGTGAAATTAGTAGTTACAAGATAGCAAAAGATTCTGGAGTGTCATATTCATTGATATCAGATTACAGAAATGCTAAAAGAAAAATAGAGAATATGACATTACAAGTCGCAAAAAAATTAATTAGATATTCGGAGGAACTAAAAATGAGAAATTATGATAAAATGATGGTGATAGTAAATGAATTAGTTTTAGAAGACGAAGCATGGGTTGATTTTTGGTTCGAAGACAAACCAAACGACATTACAACATCTTACAGTGTAGACGAGTTAAAAAGCCACTTAGGACATTTAGAAGAAGAAGACTACGAGAAACTAGTTTTTCAAGTAAATTTTGATGACGAAGACTTAGATAGAAATTATCAATTTTACTTTAGCATATATGACGACGTAGTTAATAAAAATGAATTTTGGTTAAATTTACTACACAATACAAGATAAAAATGAAGCCCCAAAATAAGGGGCTTTTTATTATGCGCAATTTTTGCGCAAAAAGCATTAAAATACTTATAAAAAATGTTCATTTCATAAACTTATAAAATGAATGTCAAAAGGTCGTAAATGCTGTTAGGATAGCATTTAAAGACATTTAATAGTTTTCTATCAAATTTAAAAATTAAGTATTTTTTGATATATTCCATTATTTCATCTAATTCTTTATTAAAAGCTATTGGTGAATGAATCCATAATTTGTTATTATCTAATTTAACTACTGTCATCCTTGTTGTAAAAGGAACTTTAAAAAGTTTAAAACTCATATGTATTTCATTTCCATCAACAATCCAAATATTCTCACCAATTTGTTTTAATTCATTAATGGGAGAGTATAACTTCAACATTCCTTCCATCAAACATTCACCTTCTTTCAATTGAATACTTCTAGTTTTCTTCTAGAATCTTAGCTATTTTTTCAAACGTATTAGCATTTCTAATCGTTATTTTCTTATAGAAATCTTGCTTTATTAATTTTTTATGATACGTAGTTTTTAAATATTCTGACTCATCATATTTACCCCAAAATACTGCATGTTTTCCTACATGTACTACTTCATTACGAAATGTAGATTTATCTATAAAGTCAAGAATACTTGATTTATTAAATTTGCACGAGAAAAATAGTACATCTTTTCTAG